AGCAGTTAGTTCACATAGGAAACTATACTGAGTTATTGCGATCAATGAAGCCAGATTCAATCCCAAGGATGGCTGCGTTTATTTCAGTGATCCGACCGGGCAAAGCACACCTACAGAATCGGCCCTGGACCGAAGTGTTTGAGTCAGTGTGGGATGGGGATGATAGTCGGGGTTATGTGTTCAAGAAAGCACATTCACTTGGTTATGCAGCATTGGTGGCTTTGCATATGAACTTACTCAATACGTCTGACCAGGGTAATTGATTTTCGTTTGCCTTTTCGTCGGGCGATATCGTTAAGACTGCACACAGGGCCGTGCAGTATCTCCAGATCTTTGTTCACAAAAGTGCGTAAGCACAGTCGGAATTCTTCCCATTCACCACGCAGGAATATGTTGATAGGGATTGATCTATTAGATTCCCACCACCAAGTGTTGGCTAGATCGATATAGCGACGTTTCTGTTCAGGATCTTGTATGATACCAAAGTCGTAGATCGTGGTGATCACGTCATCGCGATTTTGCACGATGCCTACGTATTCGTTAGTGGAATACACACACAAGGTTATGAAAGGATACTTGTCTGCAAGTTTTTGGAATAAGTCGCTGCCCATATTGTATTAGTTCGGATATTTATACCCCTATGTCTCGGGCTAAATATCATTGGAGCTCACCACATGTATTCAACCCAGATCTATATCTATCAACAAATCCAACGTGTGTTGGTATTGGATACCACAGATGGTGACGTTTTTGACCGGAGGTGGGATCCTGTGTATGCTAAAAAATTAACCATCAACAAGGGTGTTGACAATGTGATTTTGTTTGAGTTCATCAATCAAGACCAAAAACCTGTGAACATCACAGGGTCTGACTTGCGATTCAAACTGATCAATCTAGCAGGCACAGCCCAGCTGATTGAAAAAGACATGGTCATAATTAACGCTACTTTTGGGCGTGCCAAAGTCACATTAACAGCAGCAGAAACCACAGAGTTTCCGGCAGAACCAAGCAGCTACAGCATAGAACGTGCAAGTGGCAACCTAGTAGAAGCGGTATTTGTAGATGCTCAAGCACAAGGTCGCGGCGATGTGGATATTGTTGATTCAGTAAAGCCGGCGTTCTTACCCAGCCAATTGGTCACTATCCCCACAATCTATGGACCAGAAACATATATTGATCCAGTATGGAATTCAAACTATCCTGACTGGGCACTAAATCCTCCAGGTGCGTATGGAAATGTCTACAACGATCCACAACGCTTCAGCAGTCATGTTCCTACCAATGGAACCAGCTTTACCACATTCCAGATGGAGATGGATCATTACACTGGTAATGTCAAAGTACAAGGTGCTCAGAATTATGAATCTGTGTGGGCAGATGTTACTGAAGTGCAAAGCTATTACAACAAAAGTGGTGCCGACTATATCAATGTAGTAGGATATCATCCCTTGCTGCGATTGGTTAGTGATCAATGGCCGGGCACACAACAGGTGCAGTTGGCCACAGCCACAGCCAATGGTGTGAGTGGAGTGATCACTGCCATTACTATAAATCAAGCAGGATATGGATATCTAGCACCGCCCAAGATCAGTATCATTGGACTAGGTGCAGGTGCGGTAGCCGAAGCAGAAGTTACTGGTGGTCAGGTAAGTGCCATAAATGTTATTAACGGTGGTTCAGGATATGTTGCAAATCCGCAACAAACCAACCAGGTAGCGGTAATCGGTATCAGTCGTGGAGCCATCATAAGCATATTAGTGAGATAATGAAATTTAAAAAAATCGTAGGGTTTGGTGACTCATGGATGTACGGAGACGAGTTACTGGATCCTGAATTAAGCCGCAGGCATTCAGACGCACATTCATGTTGGACACAGAATGATCCGTATCGTAATTCTCATAACTTTCTAGGACTATTAGGTCAGCACTACCAAGTTCCTGTTGAAAACTTTGGTATTGCCGGAGGCAGTATGCAAAGTTCAATCTGGACATTCCAGTGGTGGCTGGATCATGAACCCAATCCTGAAGAATGTTTGGTCCTGATAGGGCATACAGATTCAGATCGCTTGAGTTTTTATAATCCCAATCACCAACAGTATAGCAATGATCCTCCGTGGAACAAGTTTGTGCATTCAACTTGGGTGGAATATGGATCAAGTATAATTCCTGAAGAATTCCGTATGATGATCAAACAACAACTGGTGTTGACCAATTGTCAAGCACTAGCAAAATTAAACTATCAACAGACAGTGCAATTCTTTGATGGTGTAGCGGCTCGAAAGAATCTCAACTTGATGCAGTTCCACGTCATGCCTGCAGATGTGCCAATGGATTTGCCTACCATAATTTGGCCTGGCGTTGCAACCACACTTTTGTTTCGTGACCATCCAGGCAATCAACAACGAGAAATGGTAATGCCTTGTGGCCATCCGAATGAAATTGGGCACAAAATGATTGCTGAAATGTTGTATTATACCATAGACTCTGTTACAATGTAAGGATGCTAGACATCCTCGGTTATCTGCCTGCGAAACGAAAAGCCACACCTTCGGGGTGGGTAAGTTTTAACGCTGTGTGCTGCGCTCACAATGGCAGCACAGCAGATAAACGAAGCCGAGGCGGTCTCAAGCCTACAGAATCGGGTTGGAGTTATCACTGCTTCAACTGTAACTACACCGCCAGCTTTATCCTTGGCCGTTCGTTGAGTTTTAAGGCCCGTAGGCTCTTGGGCTGGTTAGGTGTACCCGACGCAGAGATTGATGCATTAAACTTGGAAAGTCTAAGGCATCGAAGTATACATGGTATCATAGATGATCGCCAACGCATGTTTAATGTGTTGTCAGGCATAGAATTTGAAGAACGAGAATTGCCGCCGCTGAGTGAGTTGTTGGTTGATTCATATGAACGCCGAGAGTATCTTCGTTCAAGAAAAGTACCTGATGACTATCCTATAATGGTACAGCTTCATGAAGAGAGATCATGGAAAAATCGACCTGGTGTGATTATTCCATTCACGCACAATGATCGAATAGTAGGGTACACTCAGAGATTCTTAGATGATCGCCGCCCTAAGTATGTGACTGATAGCCAACCTGGATATGTGTTTGGCACAGACTTACAACACAACGACTGGACCCATGCTATCGTAGTGGAAGGTATATTTGATGCGTTATGCATCGGTGGTGTGGCAGTGATGCACAGCACCATATCAGATGAACAAGCAAGATTGATCCGCAGTCTAGGTAAAGAAATAACAGTGGTGCCAGATCAAGACGCCGCAGGTATGGAACTGGTGGATCGTGCAGTGGAGCTGGGATGGGCAGTGAGCATGCCACCTTGGCCCGCGGATATCAAGGATGTGAACGACTGTGTGGTTCGTTATGGGAGGTTGGCAACTCTGCTAACTATATTTGAGAATCGTGAAACCAGTCGAATCAAAATAGAACTAAGGAAGAAAAATCTTGTTAAAAAACTTCAACAATAATCATTCTCAAGAATCAATTGATTCTGCATATCCTATTAGGAACGATTTGTGGATGGTAAAAAACTTCTTTAATCCTGAGCTATTACAAGATATCTTAAATCAAATTGAGATCCAGACTGAATGGCGAATCCAAGAAATGCAAGAGCTCCTGCCTAGGAGAACGTTGCATCGAACACCCGACGGGTTGATTGACAATATTTGGTCCATGCTCAATAATTTAGATTTTTCTAAACTTGGGGTAAAGTTTAAACATGTCACAATATGGAAAGACTCTGCTGGGTATAGAATACCTGAACATGAGGACAATGATCAAGTAAAAGCAGCCATGCAAATTTACTTAAATGATATTCCACAACAGCTAGGAACATGGTTTGAAGAAATTGAAGTTCCATTTATAAAAAATACAGGATACATTATGAAAAACACAAACAAACTCAGGCATGGTATGAGGAAAGCCGTGCCTGCACATACAACCAGATATAGTCTATATGCCTGGTTTGATTTGATTGAATCACATGCTTGAAGATTATGGTAATTGGTGTCCGGAAATATATCGTGGCATGTATATCGATCGGCACAACAGCGATCATGTTCAAGTGGCTCCTTGTTGCCAGGCTCACTCGAGCATAGAAAAAGTTGAAGATTTTGATTTCAATACTAGTCCTCACCTCACACAACTCAGACAACAGTTTGATCGCGGTGAAAAGCCAAAAGAATGTGCTAGATGTTGGAAAGTAGAAGATCATGGCGGACGAAGTCGACGTCACGGTGCCATTGAGTTTTTTCAATTGCCCAAGATTGATCGAAGTGTATCACTACACAGTATAGACTACAATGCCACATGGGCCTGTAACCTTGCCTGTGTGATGTGTGGTCCAACATACAGTAGCTTCTGGGCCAAACAAGAAAATCTTGACAACGAAGGACTAACAATTATCGGTAGGCATTTTCGAAATCAGAACAGTGTATTAGATAATGTTGACATCACCGGATTAAAACAAGTTCATTTCAATGGTGGTGAGCCGTTGCTTAATAACGACCACACTGACCTGTTGGGTAGATTAGAAAAACAACAGGTTTTAAAAAATGTAAATGTAAGTTATAATACCAATGGTACCATAATGCCAAACAGCAAAACGATCGATCTCTGGAGCCAGGCTCGGTTGGTTAAATTATATTTCAGTATTGATGCTGTGGGCCCGGCATTTGAATATGTGAGATGGCCCGGAGTATGGAGTCAGACCTGTAAAAACATGCTAGACATGAAAAGAGATTTGCCTAGCAATGTGATGTTTGGATTTAACTCAACTGTGGGTTGTTATAATTTGTTTGAGATGGTAGATGTATGGAACTGGTTCGATCAGAATATATCTACCAACAGAGAAGGTGATGTATCAGATTTTTGCTGGCAGTTTGAGAACGAGTTCGATCTTAGATGTCTGAGCACTGAAATTAGAAATCTAGCTATTGAACAGTTGAAATCTATCTCGGCCTTCGATGGACTGGTTAAGTATCTTGAGTCACACACAGAACATAAAGAAGACCTTAGGTGGATGCGACATTTGTCTCATCTTGATTCTGTACGCGGTACCAGTTGGGCAGACAGTTTAAAAATCGCAAAATATATGAAGGAAAAACCTTGACCGAAGACAGTGTGCGTATTCTTATTTGTGGTGATAGCTTTTGTGTACCAGATCGTATGTTTCCAGGATTGCATTGGTCGGAGAAAATATTAAATCACTCATCAACATTTAAAATTTCTAATCTTGCCTACGGTGGCAGCAGCAATGCACTGATTTCATTGCAGCTATTACAAGGGTTAAAGTTAAATCCTGATTTTGTGATATTTTCTTTCACCAACCCACTTCGATATGAATTTGACAAAGATATTGCTGCACTTACTGAGTCTTTGACCGATCAAGAGATTGCAGATCATCTTTATCTCAACAGACGCTACACTACCACTTGTTATTCTGACAACAAAGAAAAAATAAAAACAACCGATCATTGGTTGGCCACAGCGGCCTCAATGAACATGGAAATGATGAAAAATTATATGTATGTGTTGATGTGTATGACTACTTGTGCCACACAAAGAATACCATTTTGCTATAGCATTGGTGGATTTGAAGATATTGTAAAACTGTCTGATTCTAACTATATAAAAAACTTTACCGACTATTATCAGTATCAGGAACTGATAACAAATCTATGGCATCATCGCAGCGATGGGCTCAGACCGTGGCATCATGTGAGTGACGATGCGGTCCAGGCTTTGTTTGCTAATGAATGCATTGATCATATTTTAAGGAAAAAATCTTGTTAAAAGACTACGGAGTTGACGTACAACGCCTGTTCTTGGAGATGATGTTAGAGGACGCACAAGGCTATGTACGTGTGCAGAACATCTACAATCCAGAGAACTTTGATAAAAGCCTGCGACCTGTTGCTGCGTTTATCAAAGAGCACGGCGACAAATACAAGACCTTGCCGGATCGCGCACAGATAGCAGCCACTACTGGTATCAAGCTACAACCAGTACCCGAACTCAACGAAGGACACTTTGAATGGTTCATGAACGAGTTTGAATCGTTCACACGCAGACAAGAACTTGAACGTGCTATCCTCAAAGCAGCAGACTTGTTGGAAAAGGGTGATTATGATCCTGTGGAGAAACTGATCAAGGATGCTGTGCAGATTTCTCTGACCAAAGACATGGGCACAGACTACTTTGCTGACCCGGCAGCACGGATACGCAAGTATTTTGAATCGGGCGGGCAAGTGAGCACAGGCTGGCCACAGATGGATAGATTGCTGTATGGTGGATTCAGTCGAGGCGAACTCAACATCTTTGCCGGCGGATCAGGATCAGGTAAGAGTTTGGTCATGATGAACATAGCATTGAACTGGGTACAATCTGGACTCAGCGGTGTGTATATCACATTGGAACTGAGTGAAGAGCTTACAAGTCTTAGAACAGATGCCATGCTTACAAACATGAGCACTAAAGACATACGCAAGGACATTGACACAGCGGAACTCAAAGTTAAACTGGTGGCCAAGAAATCCGGCAACTATCAAGTGAAAGGATTACCGGCACAATCAAACATCAACGACATTCGTGCTTACTTGAAAGAGTATCAGATCCAAACAGGTAAGAAGGTAGACTTTGTGATGATTGACTACTTGGACTTGTTGATGCCTGTGAGTGCCAAGGTTAGTCCAAATGACCTGTTTGTGAAAGACAAGTATGTGAGTGAAGAACTGCGTAACTTGGCCAAAGAACTACAGATGCTCATGGTCACTGCTAGTCAGCTGAATAGATCAGCAGTGGAAGAAGTGGAGTTTGATCACAGTCATATCTCGGGTGGTATTTCAAAGATCAACACAGCAGATAATGTGTTTGGTATCTTGACATCACGTTCAATGAAAGAGCGCGGTAAGTATCAAATACAATGTATGAAGTCGCGCAGTTCAACAGGTGTAGGACAGAAAATTGATTTGGAATATGACATTGACACCATGCGTATCACAGATGCAGGCGGAGACGAAGCTGATAACGGATTTCGCAAACCCAGCAGCGTGATGGAATCCATCAAGGCTCGTGCTAGTGTTGCACCAGCAGATACATCAGCACCGATCAAATGGGAACGAGGCCAAGCTAAGCCGGGCGTAGATCCACTTGACCCTACACCAAAGATCACAGCAGATGTGCAAAGCAACAAGCTCAAGGAGCTGTTGGGCAAGATCAAAACTGGATGATGTATGTATAAAATTGAAGAAATAAAACATGTTCATCTAGAAATATCCAGTAGGTGCAATGCGGCCTGCCCACTATGCCTAAGAAATTTTTATGGATATCCGCACAATGATGGGTATGTTGAGCATGACATGACCTTGGCACAGGCGCAACAAATATTCCAACCAGAATTTTTAAAACAGATAAAAGTGATTTATATCAATGGTAATTTTGGTGATGCTGTGATGAATCAGGACACTATTCCTATTGTTGAATATTTTAAATTGCACAACCCCAATCTCCACATAGGGATCAGCACCAATGGTGGTGCAAGAGATCGTGATTTTTGGCAAGCATTGGCACACAACAAAGTGGAGGTGATATTTTGCATCGACGGTATAGATGAAGTTCATAGTCTTTACAGACAAAATACATTGTATTCAGTAGTGATGAAAAATGCCAAGACATTCTTAGAAGCAGGCGGCAGTGCGGTCTGGAAGATGATTGATTTTGATCACAATCGACATCAACAAGAGCAAGCCAGACAACTCAGTAAAGAAATGGGATTTTTTTGGTTCAATCTAGTGGACCACGGAAGAAACAACGGACCGGTATTTGATAAAAATAAAAATCTATCGCATGTGATAGGCAAGCCATCGACTACAAGTTTTGAAGTGTTATGGCACGATAAAATACATAATGAGGTCACCCTGGATCATCTGATGAATTCTCGACCACCTCGCCCAATCAGTTGTCAAGTAAAAGCAGACAAATCCGTGTATATCTCCAGTGTGGGAGAAGTATATCCTTGTTGTTATATGGGATACAGTCCCAAGACTTACGGAAATGGAAACTATTACGGCCCGATCAACAAGCAGATCAGACCCATGATCAGTGACAACAATGCATTGGAGAAACCGCTAGCGGATTGTATTTCTTGGTTCAATAAAATTGTTGAATCCTGGGAGATTTCCACGTTTCAGCAAGGTCGGCTGGTGATTTGCAATGACACCTGCGGGTGCTAGATATGTATAACATTGAAGAAATAAAATATATCCATCTAGAAATATCTAGTAGATGTAATGCCGCATGCCCGTTATGCCCTAGAAATTTTCATGGATATCCGTATAATGATGGTTATGTTGAACATGACATGACCCTGGACCAGGCTCAGCAAATATTCCAACCGGAGTTTTTAAAACAACTCAAAGGAATCAATATCAATGGCAACTTTGGTGATGCTGTGATGAATCAGGACACTGTGGCCATCGTTGAATATTTTAGATCGCATAACAGCGGTCTCCACATATCGATCAGTACCAATGCCGGCGCAAGAGATCGTGAGTATTGGCAGGCATTGGCTCGCAATGATGCTGAAGTGATGTTTTGTATTGATGGCATAGATGAAGTTCACAGTCTCTACAGACAGAATACAATGTATTCGACTGTGATTAAAAATGCCAAAATATTCATTGAAGCAGGTGGAAGAGCTGTTTGGAACATGATTGATTTTGATCACAATCGTCATCAGCAAGCTCAAGCTAGACAACTCAGTGAAGACTTAGGGTTTGTTTTTTTTAATCTAGTAAATCAAGGAAGAAATCGAGGACCGGTGTTTGATAAAAATAAAAATCTAGTTCATGTGATGGGCAACCCACCAACCACAAATTTTGAGGTGTTATGGCAACACAGAACCCAGCATAAAACATCACTGGAAGAGCTCATAAACAGCCCAATGAGACCAACTCCTGTTCTGATCAGTTGTCAAGCAAAAAAAGAAAAATCATTATATATCACTAGTGTGGGCGAGGTATATCCCTGTTGCTTTCTTGGGTTTAGTCCCAGAACTTATGGAACCGGCATCTTGCACGGTGCTGCAAACCCTCAATTGATACCATTGATTAGTGACAACAACGCATTGGAGAAATCTTTGTCGGAGTGTATTTCTTGGTTCAATAAAATTGTTGAATCCTGGGAAATCCCTACATTTCAGCAAGGTCGGCTGGTGATTTGCAATGACACATGCGGCACCAAAACCAATAAATAAACCAAAGGCCCTTGAACGCAATGCAAAAACGCACCCGTAGTCTATTGGAAGAACTAGATTCAATGTATGTTGAGCGTGAGCGCGACTTGATAATAGAAAGCCGCGCATCCAACATCATTGCTGGTGCCATTAACTTGTTAGAACAGATAGACGCTTCCTATTCACCAGAGCAAGCAGAAAATCTCACACGCAAAATGCTGAATGCAATCCGTACAAGAGATGCAAGCAAATTTGCTAGAACCGTAAGGCGTAGTCATGCAAATCAATAAACTGCTGGAAGGCGGAAACGTATTCAAAGGCCCCAAAGGCGAACCACTCACACAACGGATCAATCGTCAAGATGTGCCTGCCACGATCCGTTGGATAGAGCAAGTTACTGGTATAGAATTCCCTGAGGACCGTTGGCTAGGATCGACTGGCAAGAAACCCACATCTGGCGACTTGGATCTAGCTGTGGATCTCAATGAAGTAAGCAAAGAACAACTGGCTGGAATACTCACACAATTTTTACAGAGTCAAGGAGCCGATCCTAGAGAATATGTGGTCAAAAAAGGTGAGGTGCATTTTAAAACGCCCATTGGTGGTGATGCCAATCGCGGATTTGTGCAGACTGATTTTATGTTCTTCCCTAATCTAGATTGGGGTCAGTTTTATTACGGTGGCGGTGTGGATTCAGAATACAAAGGCATGAACCGCAATGTGTTAATGTCAAGCATAGCCAAACAGCAAGGACTCAAAGTTGGTGCCAACGGCATGTTTTCTCGTGCCACAAATGAACTGGTCAAACACGGCATGGACCCTGACTATGTGGCTAGTGTACTATTAGGTCGTGGTGCTACTCGTGATAACTTAAAAAATGTAGAATCAATCTATGCTGCACTTAGCAATGATCCTGACCGTGAAGCCAAGACAGCAGACTTCCGTGAATATCTAGCCAAGGAAGGCATACGAGAGCCCGACATGACTGTGAGAGAAAGTGATGCTAACTTCCTGGCCCGGTTGCGTGATCGTATCGTGAATCAGGGCATGCAACCATTGATTGAAACCAAGCGATCATATCAACTGTACGAAGAAGAACCTGCTGCTGTTGGTGGCAAAGCCAAAGGCATCGAGCACTTGGAAGACTATGTGTTTCGTAGTGGATCTGCGGGGGTGGATCGGGCACTTCAAATAGCCGACTCTTTCTATTCAGATCCTAAAACAGGATCAGTGAAGTGGGATGGTAAGCCTGCTGTGGTGTTTGGCCGTAAACCTGAAACTGGTGAGTTTGTGCTCACAGATGACGCAGGATTCACTGCGGAAAGATTGTTTACCAGTACCGATGAGGTTGCTACAGACTTGGCACGTCGAGATGCCAATGCTGCGGCCAAAGGCAATAAAGCAGATAGAATACAAACCTTATTGCCCACATATGAAGCTATCTGGCCATATCTTGAAGCAGCCACTCCTAGGAACTTCCGTGGATATGTCAAAGGTGATCTGTTGTATACATCCACTCCGCCAGTGGAAGCAGGCAATCTCGTATTCCAACCCAACACAGTGGCGTACAGAATTCCTGTGGCTAGTGATCTAGGAAAGAAAATAGCCAACAGCGAGATTGGTGTAGCAGTACACACCATGTATGCAGATGTAGACGCTCCCAAGCAACCACTCAGTAGAGTTAAATTTAATCCTGTAGAAGGATTGCTGCTGATAGAACCTATCTATGCTCAAGCGGTGCCTAAGAACAATGACATAGCCAAGAAGATAAAAACACTACTACGACAGAATCGAGCAGCTATTGACACATTGTTTAACCCTATGGAACTGCGGGCTATGAAGATCACTGACTTGGCTAAGTTAGCAATAGACTACATCAACAAACGGGTAGATCCAAGACATGCTGCTTACACAGGTGATTTTCGTGATCTAGTACCGGGATTTATGTCTTGGTTACAACAGACCCAAACACCACAAAAGGTCAGCAACATAGCGCAGTATCTGCGTAGTCCTACCAGCAATGAGCAAGGCTTGGCTGCTGCGTTCTTGTTGTTTGAATTGCTACATGATCTCAAACTGGATCTGCTGGGCAAGTTGGATGCACAGGTGCCAGGCAACGAAGGATGGGTATTCGCCACCCCTGTAGGCTATGGCAAAGCCGTGAACAGATTTGACTTTACTGCTAGAAACAAAGCACGAAACAACTAGCCAAGAGCGTGATTTTTTGCCAGATTCATAAATAAGAGTAGGGCAAAAGCCCACTTTTTAGGAGATTTTAAAATGGCAGGATTTACAAAAACAAACGGTACCACACAACCAGTGTTCAACATGGACACAGCCAATGGTAACATTCAAGGCACAGCTAACATTGCTGCAACTGGATCAGTTAACTTTCAAGGCCCTAAGCTGGATTTCTTCAGCTTGGTTGCCAACGCTACTTTGTCCACTTCTGGTAATGTCAATGGCTACATCAATAACATTTTGCAAGCCGTTCAGACCAAAGGCACAGTGGCAATGTATCAGGTCAGCCCAGCTGCACCTACAATTCTTAACTTGGCTATCTATCCTACAGGCGCTTACAGCAATGTAACACTGTTGGCCACAGCCAATGCTGCTACAGTATCAACAGGCGGTCAAGACATCCAGTTGAATTCATGTGCCGGTAACGCTGTGTTCGTCACAAGCGCAACCAACTTTGCTCCAACCTAATTTCAGGTAGTAGCGAACGATCAAGGCCCTGGTTTATTTCCAGGGCTTTTTTTTGGCCGTAAATACTGCATGACCTTGAGTATTCGTGTAACCACCGATTTTGATTGTAGACCCACTGGTGTCACTGGGCATTTTCGTCCTAACATCTTGCCCATAAAAGATCAACAAGGGCAGGCTGTGACCAATCAAGCCACATGGTTGCGTAGTAGAAATCAACAACGCAACTGGGAAACTATCATGCAGTTGATCAGTCTATATACACAGCCTTTGCGTGTGAGTCGTGTGAGATTAGAGGATATGCGATGGCAATTTGATTTTGATACAGATCTAGAAGATGTGTTCAAACTTGACGACGATCCAGTGGGCCGCCTACGGCGAGCATGTAACGGTGTGCCTATAATAAACTATGTAGAACAAGAACTCACAACATTATTGCATCCAGATGTGAACATTTGGTTTGAGTCTTTGGACCATAAATAACTTCATGGACACCACAGATATTGAAAAGAAAAGCCTTGAAGCCCACGTTGAACTGTGCGCCGAACGCTATCGTAACCTTGAATTTCAACTAGCATCAGCTAACACCAGTATCGGTAGTTTAAAAACTATGATAACAGAAGTTCATGAGATGGTTCATGGAATGGCTGCCAAACGCAATGATCAATTGATCGGTTGGGGTATGGGTGTTATTGGATTTCTTATCGCCACAGTGGGGTGGCTACTATCACGTTACGTATTAGCATGAAAGCCAGTCGCAAACTTGCTGCATTGGCAGAAAGAGAACTGCCACGTATCCTTGATCAAGTGATCATTGAGGACGGAGAAAAATACCGTGCATTTGGCAAATACACTATACATCCTAAAGAGGGCTTGTTCCAAGTGTGTGTTAGAGATGACAACATTGGCACATTTTCAGGAACAAAATCCGCCCTGGCCTGGTGCATAGCGGATAATTTAAACCATCTTAATCTAGCTAGACAGATCAAAGAACTAGATCAATCTATTGTAAGATTGCGAAATGACATATATGTGCGGCGCAGCCTAGCTGAGCGCACATCCGGGCACACCTGGGAAAACTTGATCAACAAGACAAGTGCCAGGCAAGAGCAAAGCCAGATTCTAGAAAAAGAACTAGCGAAATGTATAAATTTGGCTAAATACTGGCAACTACGAGGAAACTCAGATGAAACTAAACGAACTGGCCGTAACACGCCCTACACAACAAATCGCTAAAGTATTCGAGGGTCATTTTGATCAACGAGTGCAAATTGATTCGCTGAATCGCAAGCAACTGCACAACATGTATCGCCAAGTGCGCGGTGTGTTGAGCGAAGTGCGGTCGAGCCCTGCTCGCCATCACAGCGAAAAGAATCCAGCTTATCTCAAAATGATGATGATGGAACAAGCATTAGCTGAAAAGATCTACGAAGATGAAATGGCTGCTCAAGGCGGAGCACCAACTGCTCCTGGAATAAATCCTCAACAAAACGCTGCCATGGCAGCTAAACAAAAAGTGGATACTGTTAAGAAACTTGAGACTGATCTTGAAGCAAAGAAAAAAGAAGTTGTTGATTTGCAAAATCAACTTAACTCTGCCAAGACCACTACCACCGTGGCAGAATGGCGTCGTCGTGCTCGAGACGGTGGTTACTATCTCAGCGAGGGTGAAGTGCAACAAGCTCAAGTGGTGTTGGCCGCACAAGACATGGTTGACAAGATGCAAGACATGATCGAAGACAGCACCGAGATGCAATTCAAAGAACTACCAGCCTTGGTTGATAGTATCAAGAATCAGATCGGACAAGAGCAAGCAGCACAATTCAACAATGATGCACAGGCAGCACTGTCGGGATTGGTGCAGAACTTACAAGGTAGCAAACAACAATTGGAACAGGCATTGGGTGTAGTTACCGGTCAAGGTCCAGTGGCCATGCCGGGTGCCGATACAGGCATGATGCCCCCGGAAGGCGATATGGGCCTGGCAGGTCCTCCTCCGGGCGAAGAAGAAATTGAAGTAGCAGCTACTGAACCTATCGAACCAGGTGCAGCCGCACCAGCAGCAGCTCTAGGTCGCGGACGCAGATAATGCGAATCGATGAAGTAGAAGCCGACAACACAGCAGACA